AGAACGTGCGCGGCGTTTCGTAGGTGAGTCAATATTTTGCAGGTCGAATCAACGTGGCCGCGCCAGTAGGGAATCAGAACGCCGCACGAGCCAAGAAGTGGCGCGAGGCGATCAGCCGAGCACTCGCGCGCAAGTCTGGATCCGTCGATGCAGGATTGGATGCAGCGGCGGACAAGCTCGTAACGCTCGCCATTGACGATGGCGACAAGTGGGCGCTTGAAGAGATCGGCAATCGCCTGGACGGCAAGCCCGCGCAGGCCATTGTTGGAGACGACGATGCGCCGCCAGTGCGCACGGTGAGCCGCATCGAGCTCGTGGATCTTGTCAGCGGTTCAAATCGGGCTACCCCCGAAACTTAAACCCGTATTCCTGGGCCCCGCAGACGTTCGTGGGGCCTATGGTGGGCGAGGGTCTGCCAAGACCCGAAGCTTCGCGAAGATGGCCGCCGTTCGGGGCTACATGTACGGAAACGAGGGCATCACGGGGATCATTCTCTGTGCCCGCCAGTACATGAACTCGCTGGAGGATTCCTCGCTCGAGGAGGTGAAGCGAGCGATCGAAGATGAGCCGTTCCTCGCCGAGTACTACGACGTCGGCGAGAAGTACATCCGAAGCCGAGATGACCGGATCAGCTTCTCGTTCGCCGGTCTCGATCGCAGCATCGCGAGCATCAAGTCGAAGGGTCGCATCCTTCTGTGCTGGGTGGATGAGGCGGAGCCAGTCACGGCAGAAGCCTGGTCGACACTGATCCCGACATTGCGCGAAGAGGGCTCGGACTGGAACGCGGAACTCTGGGTCACCTGGAACCCGAAGCGTAAACAGGCTGCGGTCGAAGAGCGCTTCAGGCGCGCGAACGATCCGCTCATCAAGCTGGTTGAAATGAACTGGCGTGACAACCCGCGCTTTCCCGCGAAGTTGGAGCGCGAGAGGCAACGTGATCTCGACCAGCGTCCTGATCAGTACGAGCACATCTGGGAAGGCGCATTCGTGACGGTCGTCGAGGGCGCGTACTACGCAAAGTCGCTCACAGCGGCACGTCAGGCGGGACGCATCGGGCGTGTGTCACCCGATCCGCTCATGACGATTCGCCTGTTCTTCGACATCGGCGGAACCGGTGCTCGAGCAGACGCTGTGTCCATCTGGGCCGCGCAGTTCATCGGCAGAGAGATTCGGGTGATCGACTACTACGAGGCAGTCGGTCAGCCGCTCGCGACGCATCTTCAGTGGATGCGCGAGCGGGATTACATCCCCAAGCGAGCGCAGGTGTGGCTCCCGCATGACGGTGAGAGCAACGACAAGGTTTTCGATGTCTCGTACGAATCAGCAATCAAGGCAGCAGGGTACGACGTGACCGTAGTTCCGAATCAGGGCAAGGGCGCCGCGAAGGCTCGCATTGAGGCGGGACGACGGCACTTCCCATCGATCTGGTTCAACGAGTCCACCACCAATGGCGGACTCGAGGCGCTGGGCTGGTACCACGAGAAGAAGGATGACGAGCGCGGAATTGGCCTCGGTCCCGAACACGACTGGTCGAGTCATGCGGCTGATGCATTTGGGCTCATGTGCGTGAGTGCGGACCAGATCTTCGGTGAGTCGCACGTGATCAAAGACCCTTATGCAGAGTGGCGCCGTGCCTCGTAAGCCGAAGGCATCGGCGCCTGCAGATCTTCCGCCGGAGCGCAAGAAGCAGCGCGACCTGCTGACCCGCATCCGTGAGCGCGCCAAGCTCATGATGGAGGCGGACCAGACCAATCGCCGGGAAGCGATGGAGGACATGAAGTTCCTTCACGAGCCTGGTTATCAGTGGGACGAGTACACGAAGAAGGCGCGCGGCGAAGATCGCCCGTGCTACGAGTTCAACAAGCTTCGCGTCACCGCAAAGCGCGTCGTGAACGACATGCGCGCCAATCGCCCACAGGGCAAGGTGCGAGCGGTCGAGGATGGGGACAAGGACACAGCGGACGTTTACGAGGGCCTGATCCGCAACATCTGGAACGTGTCGGACGGTGACACGATCATCGACTATGCGGCCGAGTATCAGGTCGGCGCCGGCATGGGCGCATGGCGCGTCAACACGCGCTACAGCGACGACACGGTGTTCGAGCAGGACATCGTGATTGAGCCGATCAAAAACCCGTTCTGCCTGTTCTCCGATCCCACGGCAGCAGATCCTCTCAAGCGTGACTCGGAAGACTGGCTCCTCACCGAGCGCATCAGCAAGAGCTCGTTCGAATCACGCTGGCCAAAGGCTGAGCGGTCGGACTTTGACGACATCGAGTTCGACGACGATCACGATTGGGTCGAGGAAGAGACCGTCCGCATCGTCGAATACTGGTGGAAGGAGCCCGCCACCAAGACGCTGTGCCTGCTGTCTGATGGCAAGACCATCGACAAGGCGCAGAACCCGGAGCTTCCGCCCGGTGTCACTGTCGTTCGAGAGCGGACGATCAAGTGCCACAAGATCATGAGCTGCATCGCCTCGGGTCAGGCGATCCTCGAAGGCCCTACGGAATGGGCCGGCAAGCAATTCCCGTTCATCCAGATCTACGGCGAGTGGATGGTGATCGACGGGAAGGTGAAGTGGTTCGGCCTCACACGTCACAGCAAGGATGCGCAGCGCGCGTACAACGTCTCGCGCACGGCGACGATGGAGAAGGCGGCCACCGCGCCCAATGCGAAGTTCTGGGCGACTCCGAAGCAGGCGGAAGGGCACCTCGGGAAGTGGAAAGAGGCGCACGTCAAAAACTTCCCGTTCCTGCTCTACAACCCCGACACCGCTGTTCCGGGCCCGCCTGTGCCAATGGTCCCGGATGCAATGCCCGCTGCGTTGATCAACGAAGCAAATATGGCTTCGGAGGACATCAAGGCGACGTCGGGCATTTTCGACCCATCTCTCGGCGCACAGTCCAACGAGACGAGCGGGCGAGCAATCGCGGCCCGGCAGCGCCAGGGCGAGATTGCGACCTTCAATTTCAGCGACAACATGGGCAAGGGCATCCGGCGCACGTGGGAAATCCTCGTGGACCTGATCCCGAAGATCTACGACACCGCGCGCAGCGTGCGCATCCTCGGAGTGGATGGCGCGGAGAAGTACGTGAAGATCAATGGCGTGGAGGTGGACGACGCCACGGGCCAATCGAGGCCCCTGAATGACCTCTCGCGCGGCAAGTACGACGTCACGGTGACAGTCGGCCCGTCGTTCTCAACTCAGCGGCAGGAAGCGGCCGAACTCTATACGCAGCTCGCGTCAACAAATCCGAACCTGTGGATGTTCGCCGGCGATTTGATGATGAAATCGATGGATCTGCCGTACGCAGATCAGATCGCCGAGCGCATCAAGGCCATGCTGCCGCCGCCAATTCAGCAGATGATCAGCGAAGGCAAGCCTGTCCCGCCTGAAGTGCAGGCAGTCATGCAGCAGGCCGAGATGGCCATGCAGCAGGTCCAGCAGCACGGGCAACTCGTTCAGCAAGCTGCGCAGGAAGTCGAGCAGAGCAAGGCCGAGAGCGAGAAGGCGAAGGCCGAAGTTCAGACGCTCATCCAGCAACTCAAGACGCAGGAGGCGCAGTTCCAGGCGCGAATCGCGCAGGAACTCGCAAAGCTCGCTCAGCGCGAGGCTGCAATCGCCGTGAAAGAGGCGCAGTCGCAGGCGGTTGAAGGCAAGGCCGAGACCGAACAGGAGCGCGCCAACCTCACTGGAGAGGCGCAACAGGCGATTCAGACGATCCAGTCCCTCGCCGAGCAGTTCGCGCAGCTTGCCGCACAGGTGATGCAGCAGATCGAGCAGAAGGCGCTCGTGCAGGCCGCTCCCAAGCGCAAGCAGATCCGCGCCAAGCGCGTGAACGGCGAGCTGATTGCCCAGATCGACGAGATGGACGAAACCGGCAACGTCGTTGCCTCACGTCCTGCCCGCGTGACTCGCCAGAACGGCGAGCTCGTCGGCGAAGCATAGAGATTCCCTTACCGGTTGGGGTTTCAACCGGGCAAAACCCACGAGAGTGCGATGACCGAGACAGTCCAGGCGGAAACGCCTGAAGAGGCTGCAACTAATGCTGCCCCTGAGAAACAGGAGCAGCAGGTAGCGGAATCAGCCCCCGCGAAAGAGACGAAAGACGATTCCGATGCGGTCGAAAAGGTCCGCAGCCGAATCGACGAGCTGACACGTTATCGACGCGAGGCCGAGCGCGATCGGGACTACTGGCGCGAGCTGGCGCTGAGGAATCAGCAGCCGCGCGAACCCGAGCCGCAAAAGCCAGTCCAGAGCGCCCCAAAAACGCTCGCAGACTTCGAATACGACGAAGGCAAGTACCAAGCCTACCTGTTCGAGCAGGCCGAACAGCGCGCCGTTACGGCCGCTGAGAAGCGCCTGAAAGAGCAACAGGAGGCGGAGCGGGCCGAACGTCGCAAACAGAGCTTTGCGCAGCGTGAGAAGGATTTCGCGAAGGACAAGGCGGACTACCACGAGAAGACGCGCGACCCGCGCGTACCGATCACCCAGGCGATGGCGGACGTCATCGCCGAGTCCGACGACGGCCCCGCGCTTGCCTACTACCTCGCGAGCAATCTCGCGCAAGCCGACCAGATCGCCCAGCTTTCACCGCTCGCAGCGGCTCGGGAGTTGGGACGCATCGAGGCGCGGCTTGCGAGTGAACGCGAGAGGGCGAAGGAAGCCGAGAAACGTGTCAGCCAGGCCCCGCCGCCACCCGCAAAGGTCGAAGGCTCTGGCGATTCTCCCAACAGAATCGATCCGGATACGCCTGACAGCGACAAGCTGACGATGACCGAGTGGCTGAAGCGACGGGAAAAACAGGTTTCCCAGCGACGGAAATAGCCTCACATGGCCAACTCGATTCTCACTCCCACGATGATCACGCGCGAAGCATTGCGCGTGCTCCATTCGAAGCTCTCATTCATCGGCAACTGCAACCGTCAGTACGACGATCGCTTTGCGCAGTCTGGCGCCAAGATCGGCCAGACGCTCAACATCCGCATGCCGTCGAAGTACACCGTCCGCACCGGTGCGAACCTCTCGGCGCAGGATCATGTCGAGCGTTCAACGCCGCTGTCGGTGACGTCTCAGTACGGCGTGGACGTGTCGTTCACGACCGTCGAGATGACGATGGCTCTGGACGACTTCAGCAAGCGCGTCCTCGATCCCGCGATGGCGCAGCTCGCCGCGAAGATCGAATACGACGCGCTCGCCAAGGCGTACAAGCTCGTCAACAACTACACGAACGCCACCACGGATGGCCTCATCACGTACAAGCGCTTCCAGCAGGGCGGGTCGAACCTCACGAAGAACCTCGCTCCGCTGTCGGCACGCACGGCTCTCATGTCGTCGGCGTCGGTAGTCGAGTTCGCGGACGCGACCAAGGGTCTGTTCCACGCAAGCCAGAACGTCGAGAAGCAGTATCGCGAAGGCATCATGGGCCGCACGAGCGGCTTCGATGTCTACGAGAACACGCTGCTTCCGTCTCACACGACGGGCTCGCTGGCGGGCTCGCCGCTCACCAACGGCACGACGCTCGGCACAACCACGACGTCGAACTCATGGTCGTCTCAGACGACGCTGAGCATCGACGGCGCCACCTCGGCGACCACGCTGAAGGCTGGCGACATCATCACGCTCTCGGGCGTGTATGCCGTCCACCCGGAGAGCAAGGCGAACACCGGCAAGCTCGCGACGTTCGTCGTGCAGGCCGATGTGACCCTCACGACAGCGGCGAACGCCTACGACGTGGTCGTGAAGCCGGCCATGATCCACGGCGCAGGCAATGCGTTCCAGAACGTCGTGCTCTCTGGCGTGGCGAATACGGACGGTCTGACGGTGACGCGAATCGGCGCGGCGTCGTCTGCGTTCGGTCAGGACATTCAGTTCCACGAGGATGCGTTCTGCTTCGCGACGGCCGACCTTGTGGACGTCTCGCAGTACGGCGCGAAGGGTGCGCGGGAAACCATGGATGGAATCTCGATGCGCTGGGCGCAGCAGTACGCCATCAGCACCGATACGGTGGCGGGCCGCTTCGACATCCTGTGGGGCTTCGACGGGCTCTATCCGGAGCTCGCGAACCGCCACATGTACGAGCTGGATCTGATCTGATCCATCGGGGCGGTCCATCCGGGCCGCCCCTTCTTCACGAGGATTGCATGACTGAACGACGTCTTGGCGACAAGCGACGAGTGACCCCCGACAACTGGCATGCGTACATCTGCACGCCGGCCTACGACGGGAAAGTAGATTGCGATTATTCGCAGTCGCTTGCCGAGGCGGCATACTGCGCGCCGCTGTATCAGGTACAGATCACAGCGGGCGTGATGGGCAATGGCGCGTTCATTGAGTTGGCGCGCAACGTGTTCGTGAAGAAGTTCCTCGAGGAATTCAAGGACTGCACGCACCTGTTCTTCATCGATGCGGACCTGAAATTTCCGCCGAACGCCTTCATCGGCCTCATTCGCGCAGGGCTTCCGATCTGTGCCGGTGTGTATCGGCGTCGCCAGGAGCCGGAAGACTATCCGGCGACGTGGACCCAACATCCGGAGCTCGGGGGGCTGTGGCTCGAAGAGGGCTTCCTGATGTGTGACCGCGTGCCGACAGGATTTCTTTGCATCTCACGCAAGGTGCTCGAGGAAATGTCCGCGGACGCACCGAAGGTCAAGATTCACGGCCAGGGCGAAGTGCCGTGGTTGTTCTACACGAAGATGGACGACCAGAACCGCTTCGTGGGCGAGGACTTCTCGTTCTGTGACGACTACAGGACGCGCTACGGCAAGCCCATTCACGTGTGGCCGGACATCGACTTCGTGCACGGCGGCCACAAGGGCAACTTCCTTCGCTTCATCGAGCGTCAGATCGAGATCGAGGAGCAGAAAAAGGGCGAGGCCGCCTGATGGAACTGCTCATCGGGTGTGGGAATGACCGAGCAAAGAAGGTCACGTTCCCCGAGATCGCGAAGGAGTGGACGAATCTCGTCACGCTCGACATCGATGCGAGCGTACGACCTGACGTGATTCACGATCTCAACGTGGTGCCGTATCCATTCGACTCAAACACGTTTGATGAGATCCATGCCTACGAGGTGCTCGAGCACTGTGGGCGACAGGGTGACTGGCGATTCTTCTTCGCGCAGTTCGAAGAGCTTCACCGCATTCTGAAGCCCGGCGGATTTCTCATCGCCACCACGCCTTTGTGGGATGGGAAATGGGCATGGGGCGATCCCGGGCACACGCGTGTGATCA